GCCACGATATCACCAACCTGATTATTGTGGATACACAGGTAAGCGGTGGGCAGCAAATCATCGGTATTCTTGGGCTTCCCGGTGGACAATTCCATAAAACCGAGCTTCTCGTCATACTCGGGGAGGATAACTTGCGGGCCTTTGATGACTCGCCGTGAACCCTCCGCCCCCACAACGAGAACAGCATATCCGGGCCATACTTCGATACGCGGCGCTCCGTCGTACTTCGTATTCAGCTGCAATATACGCGGCTGTGTATACCGAGTGCTACGACCAATCGTGCTGGTGCTGCCGCCTTGCCCACCGGCCTCTTCTGGCTGGTACTCGGCCATAAAAGCCTCGTCCATAGTGTAAGACACTGATGATGCCAGCGAACGCATAGCGTGTCGGTAATCACCCTCAGAGACCACACCGGAACGACCGCTAGGGCTGGTAGCCATGACTTCACTCAAGTTCTGGTTGTAATCCAGAGCCTCTTTGTTGCCAGGATACCATAAAGAGCATTCATGTTGACTCAGCACACGGCGTACAAGAATAGAATGGCGGGGATCGACCAGCAACATCTTGGGACCACGAATGAGTTTAATCTCGCCGCTCTCCCTGTCGATCAAGTAGCGACCCTCGCCCTTCGGAATAGCTGTAGCATAGTGTTTCTGGTGACCATCATATTCGATGATAGCCAATTCTTCTCGCGGATAATAGATGGCAAGCGTTTTACCAGTGATGAAGAGTTCTTCACCCTCCTGGTACTTGCGCTCTGGACGTTTGCCGTCCGCTCCCACCGGCTTCTCGAGGTCTTCATCCGTGAAGTCGGTAGTCACCTTCATGTGGATACCGTTGATGGTATTCAACTCAATCGGACGGAATTTACGGTGGCCCTGGTTATCCTCGTCAAAAACTTGATCCGGAGCCGGGAAGACCACCTTAGGACCACGGGGATACTTCTTTTTGCCATCTTCACCAATCAGACAACAATATTCCGACTGCTCGAGCGTGACAGCTTCTCGCACGTACGCCTTTGTCTTGGGGTCACTGACGACTTCCACACCGGTGCAGGGGATATAAAAGCTAACGTCCGTTCCCTTCACCACGATTCTGGTGCCGACAGCGAAAGAATCCGGTCGCGGCAGACCCTTAGCCGTGGCAGTATCTTCCGCTTCTGACTCTTCAAGCTTCTCTTCGGCTGGCTTCACGACAGTCTTGGACCAATTCCGCTCAGCCTCTTCCGCATTATAGATGATAGCAATCAAATACTGATTGCTACGAAGACGGTGGCCTTCGATAACGTTGGCACTCTGGCCAGGCCACAAAGCCTCCGACCAGGGACCAGGAATCACGATCTTGCATCCCTTCCGGAGCTTGCGAGAAGGTTGACTGACTTCGGTCGGAAAACCGTTGTCCTCTGCCGGGCAGTCCAAGACGACGTAATCGCCTTCGTTGGCCCGAGGGGCGATACGAACGGCTTGCTCCAAACGAGCTACCGTCTCGAACTTATGTGAACCCTGATCATACAAGACGGGCGAATCCTGCCCTGTTTGCGATACCACGCACGGTCCCCGATAAACAGTGATAATACCACCTTTGCCTACGTTTTGCAGGTAAAGATAGGTATCGGGAGCGAGCGTAAGGTCGCGATTCTGTTGCTCCGATGGATGCATGTGCTATTCCTTTATGAGAGTTGGGCTAACAGGTCATTCATATTGAAATACGTCAAGAATCAATATAGAATGTCCTGCAAATTCCAATAGCATTTCTCGTGAAACCACCATTCTTCATTATCTGGCGGTTGTGGTCTAGTCCTGATAGTAGCACCGCCTTTCTTACACATCCAACAAATATGCTCGGCCAATGGAATTTCCATGGATCTGAGCACTATCGGCATGTAATAGCTGCCACCTTGGTCGTCAACGAGCCGATAACCGACGAATTGAACTTCGCTATAAGTGTCAGCATCGGCGACAGCTTTGTCGAAAATGACATCAAGATAGTCGAGGTCTTTGGGCGGCATTTGGTCGAATCCGCTCTTCCAAAATTGCCACCATTTAGGCTGTATAGGTTTCTTGACCCAATAAGGCTCACGCTTCCCCAAGATAGTCCAACTATCGTGGCTTCTTCGCTTCGCCCTGACTTCGTATAAATCATAGACCGTCATCGGTTTCGTTCATTTAAAGAGACATACCACCCCTCTACGACCATATTGAGCCGCATGGTGCCGGATAGCATTTTCCCAGAAAGACGTATGAGAGGAATTGTGATACACGTGCGAATGGCAAGAAGCGTCCAGAGCCCAACGGTAATCATAACAATTCCATTTCGCGCAGAGCCGGGTCGTTCTCCAGAAGCATTTTCAAAACAAACGCATGCCCCATCTTCCGGTTCGGATTATTTAATACATCCGATAAGGTTGCCATACCATGTTTTTGCATACTCCAGCCGTCCCAATCCCTCAAATACAGCTCTTGACAAGAAGTGTATAGACCAGCAAGATGCTGCCATCCATTGGTGCGCCGCACGGCTTCGGCGTAAAGTGGCCCATAAATGGTTTTGCGTGCTTCCACATAGCCAAGCTTTTGTCCGTCCCAGAGGCTGTACTCGGGAGCGGCTCCACGACCCATGGGATACCTGCGGGCAACTGGGTCAGCCCAACCCGCTATAGCCCAATCCCAATAAGCTTGGGTCGGTTCGCCATTTTCGATATGTTGGGCGTACACTTTGGCGTACTGCCAGGCGTTCTCGACGTTCTGGGCGGTGTAATTGTCGTAGAGTTGGCAGGGGCCGAGAAAGAAAGGGCTCAGGTCTCGCCGCCAGTCAGCGGCACTGCTGGTGGTGTCTACGACCTCAACGCCTGGTTGGCCGGTGCGGGGAACTTTGGACCATTTGTGGACGACAATGACTCTCGCTGGCATTTGTTTGCCTCCTAGGGGTGAATTGACCCTATTTTGTGGCAATACATTCAAATTCGTTAATAATAGTATATTGTTAACTGACGTTTTTCACTTGCAACAAAAGCGAGAGATGTATAAAATAACCTAATCAATTCCCTAAGGAGACTAATATGAAACACAAATTGCGACGACTGGAAAATGGGGTGTGGCACATTTGGGAGCATCGGTCCAGTTTATGTAATCGCGGCAAAGACGTTCAAGCCCGCTTGGCCAAACGAACCGGCACACATTCTGCCGAACTGGACCAAAAAGAATTGGATGAATTTGCAGACGGCAAACAATTGCAGGGATACCCGCTCTGCCACGTGTGCCTGGCAATATGTTGCCCAGACAAAGCTTATTCTCCTGAAAAGCCACGACGGCAACGGCTCGCCTATCGTGGTCACCGTATGTCTCTAACGGTTCGGCTGAAGCCAGAGGATCATGACTTGATACGCAGGTTAGGTGGCTTCGATATGGTACGCCACGATGCACTCATGGAACTAATACCAATAGTCGAACAACTGGAACTGCAACCAAAATCGAAACGACGACCATTAAAGTTAATGATCCCGGATCAACTGAAAACGGCGATCCAAGAAGTGAGCGCCAAAACTGGGCATTCATTTGTTGAGATCTTGTTGATGGCAGCCAGAAAATACTCAGCTGCCAAATGCTAATACATCAGGCAGATTCCCAATGCTCTATTTCTATATAGCAGCGATCCACTCGGGAGTACTCCGGATCAAGCATCGCAGAGTGAAAGAACTGCAGAGACTCTTCCGGGTCGGCGAACTTGGTCTCCGATATGAGTCTGCCGTCTCTCCAGCAGGTGACCACATAATAATTGGTTCGTTCAATCATAATTGGTACATCTGGTAATGGTCCGTACATCTTATCCATGACAAAATCCCAATGTTGCCGATTCCAAGCACATTGGGCTGTCCAGATATGGGCTAGAATAGCACAGATTCTTCTATGTCTTCTCGCCTTATTGACATGCCGCCGCCGTTTCTTGTCGCTCTTGACTCTACGAACTGCCAATTCATGGCGTTTTGCCACCTTGCAATGATGTCGTATCTTAGGGAGATACTGTTTTACGCTGATTTTGTGATCCATCACATCAATTTTGAATTCCGTAAACCTAAGATATGATCATATCACATAAGCACAGATTTATATTCATCAGAGCACAAAAGACCGCTAGCACGTCCTTGCAAATAAATCTGGCCAGACAATGCGGACCAGACGATATAATTACGGATATCAAACTGGAAAAACGAAGATTGTCGCAGCACAACCCAGACTTTGCCAAAATACAGGCACACCGACCTAGAAATGCTGATGGTATCAGAGCCCACATATTCCCAGAAGACATCATAGCCAGATTCGGCAAGGAGATATGGGAAAAATATTTCAAAATCGTTGTTGTCAGAAATCCGTGGGATCAAGCCTGCAGCGAATATGATTTCTCAAAAACTGTAAAGCTCCAACGCGAATTTGGCTACGGGGCCACTTTCAGCTGGCGATATTACTTTATCGGAGAAGAAGCCTTCGGGTTGAAGAATGGTACCTATCTCAGGTTTGAAGACCTGGCCGCAGAATACCAGAGACTCTGCGGTACTTTAGGTATATCACATGAACCATTACCGCATTGCAAGGCAAACAAGCGAAATGGGGACTACCATCTCACAGAAGAGATGAAAGAAATCGTGGCGATAAGAGCCAAGAGAATCATCGATTTCTTTGGATATCGAGTACCCGAGGTGGGAGTTGAACCCACACGACCCAAGGGTCAAGGGATTTTAAATCCCTAGCGTCTGCCATTCCGCCACTCGGGCAAAACAACTATTGAAATGACAGCCAATTCTTACCCTGGTACCCAGGCTTAAAACATGAAGGACCACGGCCAAAAACAGCCTTCCTGATAGTATTACTTATATTGCTGTTGTTAATTTCATCATCACCATCCGCGCGAAGAACGCCAATCGATTTGAGCGATGCAGCAATCCTATCTTGATCCCATGGCCTATCTTTATTGTCCGCATTTTTGACGAACGGATCGACGATATTAAAGAACAAATGAAGTTCATCACGCAATTTTTGCGGCGTATTTGCCAGCCGCATACCACCACGAACACCACAAAATCTAGCAATAGCCGCAACCCTATCCGGAGCGTTCGCCACAGCTTCCATAATATAAGCACGCATATCATCCATAGAAGGTTCTTTAGGAACCTCATCACGTGGCGAATCATCAGAACTCCCAGATAATCTACTAGTAGCCTCCTTCATATCAGAACACCAAGCAGAAACTTTATCAGATCTAGACATTGTCTGAGATACTACCGCTGTCTCCTCATCACCATACAATGCAAACCGATTACCACGAGTGTTAGGCACCCGCCTAATACGCCAATATGGCGTCTCATGATTGGCCCTCTGAGCGTTGCACTGCGAACAATCCCAAGTATCGGATGCTTTATTGAAAAACATCCAAGTATGTCCACAAACGCAAGCCTGCAATTTAATATTGGCGTTAATTTCATCTCTCCCTTATCAAAAGTTCAACATTATTCAGCCCCGCATCCCGTTCCCGCCGAAAAGAATAATACGTATCAAGAAGCTCGAGAAACTCAGCATTGCTATGCTTCTGCTTCGCCAGATTCACCCACTTACACACAAGTTGCACATTACCTGGGATGTACCCCTTAGTACTATCAACACGATCAACCGAAATACTACAAAGATCATTAAACTCGTGCGACATCGGCAAACCCGACAAAGCACAAAGACCACGCTGATCCGCGTAGAGAGAAAGAAGAAAACCAAGATCGATTTCGATAGTATTCAAAATAGCCAACCGTTTGGGGTTGATATGCATACTATGGCGTTTGCCCTTTAGGCGAGAAGGCCGAGTAAACGCTTGCCAAAGGTGCTTGATGAAAGATTGTGGCGATTTCTCGATACATCTCTTAACGGACTCCATTCTTTTCTGCTTGAATTTCGGATCACTATCCCATCCTGGGTTCTTTTTCCGCCACTCCTGCATATAAATATTGAAACAATCTAAACAGAGGTTCTTGCCCTTCTTAAACTTCTTTTCGTCCTCCGACACTCCGCACTTATTACAGACTCCAGCGATACGCTGTTGTCGTTCTGCTACGATAACATTGCAGGCGACACAGACCCATCTTTCTGGTTTAAATAGGTGTTTGAATTCTTTACCGCCACAACCACATAATTTCGGTTTCTTCAGTGATGCCATCGTATGTCCTCCATATCTCAAATACATCTGCAATGCCTCTGACAGACGATAGATTACAAATTGGAAGTTCGCGTATATAATAGAAACCGCCGTCCTTATCATATATATCAAAAAAGCCCGGTCGTTTCCGACCGGGCTTTTATTCCGTCGTCAAAGACGATGGTTTACAGGTTGCTCACTGTTATCGTGGCATAGTACAGGCCACCATCTTCGATGAGCTTCTTCCCATAGCGCGTCATAATCCCCTTGTTGGGGGTGAAGCTGTTGGGATCGACGTAGAAGTAGCCCGCATCCAGGACGCTGTTGCCTTTGAATCCCATCAGAATTTTGCAGTTCGGGAAGAGCGGATCTTTGTAGATCTTCATCTTGCCCTGCAGCGTTCCGACGTTCATGATGCCGATGTCCACGCCTTCCGTGGTGAACGCATCGCTCGCTCGGAAATCATTCAGCTGCTCGAATTTCGAGCAGATGTCCGCACTCATCACCATCCAGTTCGCGGGACCACGCAACGTGGTGCGGTGGATGATGTTGGCGACTTCCAATGTCTTGTACATCAGCGCGATGTTGCGGTCGGTGAAGTTGACACTTGCACCGGCTGCGGTCGCGAAGTTGTGCGTAGCACGAATCGCGGCGGCGATGATCAGGTCGTTGATGATTTCACGATCGATTTCCGCTACCATCTCGTCGGCCATCAGGTCGGTGAGTGTGGCTTCGGCGTCGATGTTGTGAACCGACTTGAGGTCTTGAGCCGCTTCCAGGCTCCACGAAGTCTTGAGCTTACGGGTCATGGCAGCAACGCTGTCACTGTCGATGCTCAGGGTGACTTCGGGCTGGAAGGGGTTCGCTTCGAGGTCGTACTCGTAGTTGACGCGGGCAACAGCTCCGACGGGCAGCGAGCCAGCGGACAGGGTAACCTGGACGGCACCCGTGGTGTGGCTGAACTCGGTGGCACCGGTGGTGCTGGTGTCAACGGCAATGGTGCTGGTGAAGTCGGTGCAGTCGCCGATGAGGACGACGTCCGGGGCTCCATCAGCGTCAAAGCTGACTCGCAAGCACGGTACTGCGTCGTCGCAGTTCGGGCTGGCGTCGGCTTCGCTGGCGAATGCTTCGACCACTACCGTCCCGGCGAGTACGGGTCGGTGAGCCAGGGTGGCGCTGATTACGGTGCCACCGGCAACGGTCGCGTCTTCGCCGCGAACTTCTTGTGACGAGTAATACGGGTCAAGTGCCCAGCCGTTTTGGCGTGCGTAGGCTTGGCCCGTGTTTTGACGCATGATCTGCGTCCCGGCGACCGTCTGACCCTTGGTGAGGGCGTAGCGATATCGAATATAGAAGATCAAGCTGGCCGGTTGGCTCATCGGCTGGACACCCACGAGGTTGTCGGCGATCAGCTTCGGATAGCTTTTGCGGATCAGGGGAAGGGCGAATCGCGTGAAGTCGGCGATGTTCGCGGTGGTCGTCTGGTCTTCGAGAATGACGCTGCGATTCTCGGGATTCCAGGCGTTGAACTGGTTCTCAAGAATGGCGGCCATCAAGCCAAATTTTTGCTGCTTGACTTCTCGGCATTTGCCGAGGACTGGGCTCCATTTCTTGACCAGTTGGTTTTTCTTGCTCTCGTGGATGACGGCGGCCTTGTGGAGGTCGGTCTCCTCGGTGAGCATGCGGCGCTGTGTGGCAGTACTTTCGGTGATGTGCTGCCGCGTGGCGCGTTGCGTACGGGTAGGCAACATAGTTGCTCTCCTAGTTAGATAGTCGTCAGTGAGTTTAATCCATACCCGGCTTTCACGGGTGTCGCGTTATACCAGGTCTTCGTCTACCATTTCGGCGATGTCGTTGATGCCGTAGCCGCCACCCTGACGGGTCGTGTTGGCTTTGGTGGGCTTCGCCGGAGGACGGGGGTCCTGATTTTCGAGGAGGGTAGCGCGGGTCGAAACCGGTTTGCCTTGGGGTTTGCGCCCCTTGTCAAGTCGCTGACTGGGCTGTTTGCTCTCGGTAACAGCGGGCTGTTCCTTGAGTTTGGTAAGCTCGGTCGTCAATCGGCGGTTTTCCTTCAACGCTTTTTCGGCGATGGCGGTTTGCCGGTTGGCGGTTTCGATGGCCCGTTTCTTCTCCTCGGTTGCGAGCTGGACTTGCTTCTTAGCTCTCTCAATGACGGCTGTAGATTGCCCGCTGGTCCCACCATTGATTGCAATCCCTTCAAGGAGAGCCTTGACGGTCTTGAGTTTGGTGAGGGCTTCGGACTCACTAAGGGCCGATTGCTTGGCGAGTTGGGCTTCGATCGCAGCTCCCTTTGCCTCACAGAAGATCTGCAGGCGTCGGGCGAGTTCTCGCTTGTGGGCCTCGGTTTCCTCGATGCAGACTTTCTTGGCTTCCTGCACTTTGGCCGAATATTCGGCCTCAAACTGCTCGCGAAGAGTTGACTTGTAAGTACTCAAAGACTCACAGATCTGCTTCGCGAGTTCCGGCTTAACACCAGCCTGCTCGAGAAGATTCTTAATCTTTTCCATGGTAAACTCCTCGCGAGTTATGTTTGTATTATTTTTGCTCTCGGGTAATAATTCGTCAGCTTGCAACTCATCAATTTGTTGCAAGGCATCCTCTACACTACTTGCCCTGCCACAACGCTTATCCTCAGGCCCATCGTAATCGACATGACAAAACTCATAATCCCACATCCTCGTGGGAACCGGTGGCGGATCAAACTTGATGATGTAATCGCCATATCGAAGATGGTCATCCTCTCTCGTGGCACCCCATTCATCATCAAATTGCAATCCCTCGTACTCATCGGTGTGTTCAGTGTCCATCACAGACCAAAGTAATCATTGATCTCTTTGACGAGCATCTTCTGATAGACATCCTCGCTGAAGCGAGGACGCGACCTATGCAGTGGACGAAGGCGTTTGCTCAATCCCTCCTGGATATTCAAAATCGCCCCATTCACCGATGGTTCCGCAACAGCATCCCAAGTGACAAAGGAATAACCAGGCATTACGTGATAAGTCTGATGCCCGCCATGCTCCATCACTTCCATGTCACCCACACCTCGGGAAGAAATGCCGACGCGAACCTTGTGATTGAACAAGCCACGAAGCATAGCACCACAAGGCAAGTTGTGCAGTACTTCAGCTTCCCCAAGAACCTTACGGCCATCCATCCACACTTTGGAGATCAGATGGCTCACGCGATCAAGATGGATTTTGGCGTCAGCAGGATGATCGAACTCTCCCATTACTGCCCGACTACTAATATCTTCTTGAATCTGCTGAACAGCCGGGGCCAACACATCTCTGGTCGAATAAAATCGACCATTAGCATTTTCCTTGTCGCCCATCTGGAAAAGGCCAGTAACTCGCATTACCGGGACCTCTTCTCCATTGCGACCCTCGGTCACGACGCTCTTCGTTTCAATGACCTGAAAAGGGAACGTGTCCTGGATAAGCCGATAACCGGCAGGAATATCACCGGTTTCGGCTATCAGGCCACGATTAAACCTCATGGCACTGCGTCTGCTTGGCAGCATAGTTGGATAACCCCTATTCTTTACTACCCTTCTTGGCCGTCGGAGGCTTGGTACCAGAACCATCATCCTTTTTGACTTCCGGACCGATATCCTCGACCTTGTCGTGGGAAGGCTTCGGCAATTTCGGATTGGGCATATCCCGCTTGTTATCCTTCACATGCTGAGTGTACTTTGAGCTTTTCGGCTCGGTGACATCCTTATCCTCGAAGACTTCCTCCTCTTCTTCTTCCTCAGCTCCCGGAACAGGCGGAGCACCAGCGGGCGGAGCGCCAGCAGCGGGTGGAGCACCAGGAGGAACCTCACCCGGCTCTTCCATCGGCTCACCGGGCTCCTCGATTCCTTCCTCCTCACCGGCCTCAAAATCAGGCATCTCATCCTCGCCCATTTCCGGTGCCATCTCTTCCTCAGGAGCCTCAACGGAATCGACAGGAGCCATGGCGTCGAGACCTTCCTCTTCGCCTTCCTCGCCCATCTCGCCAGCCTCTCCGACTTCCACATCATCACTGACTTCCACAGTGATCTGTCCATCCGGAGTAGTAGTGATCTTGGCGATCGCTTCGTCCAGAGCCCTATCTTCTTCGCTCGAAATCGGACGGAGCTGCTCCAACGATCCAGAAAGCCAACTCAAGAACGGCTTAGTCTCGCCTTCGACGATCCCAGCGGCAGCAAACGCACTTTCTTGGATCTCCTTCGGCACCGGAATCTCCACCGCGCCGTCTTCACTCAGAACAGCCAATGGTAGTTCAGAATCCGGTCCGCCGTGGTCCAAAATAAACCCAACACCATTCAGTTGCCCGGCAATTGCGTCCTCTTGCCGCTCACCCCATGTAATCTTGGACTCATTCTTGAGTTCGCGAGGTGCGTAAGAAGTTTTCACGTAGCCGCGACCACGAATTCGTGGTCCTTTGAATTGATCCTCGGCGACTCCTTCGTCGTCATCGTCACCACTCTCCCATGGCTTACCGGAATCGCTGTCGGAGTCGTCCGAGTCATCCGAGTCACCCGATTCCCACGGCTTGCCGGAATCGCTGTCGGAGTCGTCAGAATCATCCGAATCACCGGAATCCTTCGACCCGAAGAGAGGTGCGGCACCGGGGAATGGCCCATCGCCCTCTAAGAAGACTGAAATGGCTTGCTCGACCGCCTTACCTAAGCGGCCCTCTGGTATCCGCAGACCAATCGCCTTGATACCAGCTTTGGCCATATCTTCCAAATTCTCCATCAGCTTATCGCCAGCCAGCTTGTGTTCCTCCACCAAGCGGCCCATAATCTGCACTACCTTATGCAGATCATGTTCATTGGTGATAACTGGAGCACCATAATTCACAAGCAGACTAGATTCACTGATTTCGGTATCATCGGAGAAAGCATAAGGATCAGTGCTTTCTTCCACTTCTTTGCGGTCATCAGGGCCAGCCGCCAAATCATCATCCTCTTCGTCCTTCATCTCGTAGTGGACCGGACGAGATTCCTTGAGGGTTTTGCCCTTTCTTTTCTTGCTCTCGCCAAGCCCACCGGCACCACCTTGTCCACCGAGCAATTGGGCAAGTTCATCTTCTTCACCGGCGTTCATGCCGACATCAAGATCTTCACCCTCTTCTGGGGGCATTTCCTCGTCACCAAACCCACCCTCGATACCAAGATCGTCTTCGCCGCCACCACCGCTGGTGCCGCCGACTTGGATCAATGGGGAATTAATATTGATGACAGGAGCACCCTGACCTTGGCCCTGTTGCTGGGACTCGTCACCGAGATCGGCAGTCAATTCGTCGGCCAATCCACCATCATTGCCGCCAGGAATTTGGTCGAAGCTATTCAAAGTGTCGTTAGCTGCCAATTCTTCCTGGATAGTGGCAATAAGGTCTTCGGCCTCGTAAATTGCCGCATCATCAAAGTTGGGGTCCTTCAGACGAGCGATGAGACCATCCAGCTTGCTCGTCAAATCGTGAGACTCCTTGATACGAGGAGTCTTGTCTTTCAGCACACCAAGCGTGGTGGCAAGTGCCTCGGCTGCCACCTCGCGGTTGGAAATAGCCTCGAAAATGAGGTTCAAGAATTTGTCATAGGCCGCTTCGAAGTTCTTGGATTCGCTCAGAATCTGAACGTTCTCAGCTAAGACGGGGTGCTCGGCGTTGCGAGCAATCGCTTTCCACTCGTCAATGATCTTGTTGCGATTGATCCGGAGATTGGTGCGATAGAATAATGTCGCAGTGTCATCGCATAATTGCTGATTGAAGATGGCTTGCGTTGCCAGAGCGTTCTCGACCAGATTTTGGACCTGGTTGCGGCTCAGCAGTGTAAATTCCTCCATCTCGTCCAAGAACGGAGAGAGGAATTTCACTGCCTCTTCGATCTTTCCTTCGGCGATGAAACTGCTTGTCCGTACCAAGCGTTTCTGGAAGCCTTCCGACCAAAATGCGTTGTTGGCCGTGTCGCGCATCCTTTTCGCGACGAGCTTCCGAGCGGCCCATTTGGTGACTGGGAGCCGCACTGGACTACCGTCATTGAAGCTCGCCGACAGCACTGCACCATTCTCGACGATGACTCTGTCCCGTAATCCCTCGACAATGGCTTGGATGAGCTTAGGGCGAACGTCTTCTTCGATAGCACTTTCGGTGGCTACCGACACGTGGCGAACCACACCGTCGCGGCACTGGATGACGCCTGAGCAAGGAATTGAACGACCAGAGAAGCGATGTTTCTTCATGGTATTGAACATCGCTTGCATGCCGCGTTGATCGTTCTCTTCAATCGCGTTGATCAGCTTCACGCAGGCGTCTTCGAAAACAGCTTGTTTCTCTTTCTCGAAGATGTTGATTTGGCGGATGTTGCTGATGTTGACCTTGCCGTGGTCAGTAGTATGTTCAGCAATATAGTATTTGTTAGAGTCGGCGTCCTCGAAGAAGAGGTCTTGCTCACGAAGGGCGACCAGTTGCCAGTTCTTACCGGCAGCTTGTCCCATCTTTTGGACGCGCTCTTCGAAGAAGGCTACTTTGGCCTGAGCTGAGCTGTTGATAGCACCAAGAAACTTCCGACTGTCCAATTTAACTACATTGTCCTTAGACATTTTCAACTCCCCATGCACGGTAGCCAAGCTGATGGATGAACTGCCACCAGCCCATTGCTAATGCCGATGACGGATTTCGCACAAGAAATTAGTCAGTATAGGCTAAAATAATTTTGCTTGACACTGATAGTAGTACAATCACTCATTTATCGTTGCAGGCAAGTCATCCGTGGTGATCTCCTCACTTTCCGTAGTTGCTTCCTCTCCGCACGTTAGAATTCTATAATTTTCGGTAATCACAGAATCCCTCGTGTCCTTATCGATAGACCATGCAACAATTAGCCCGTCATCCCCATTTGGGTCATGAACATGATACCCATCACCATTTGATTCCACATTGGATTTGGGGATCGATTTGGAGAGACCGTCAAGCTCTTTTGACTCCAAGAAGTAATCAACTCCGCTCAGATACTCAATATCATCCTTGCTTTTCGGCTTACCGATCCTTTGAGCCCAAGTTTCAACGAGTCTGCGAGCGGCTCGCACATTGCCTTGCTTTCGCATTTCAAGCAATAATCTCTTTTCCGCTTCGTAATCGAAGCCTTCAAGCCCCAGATTTTCTTCCTCGGGAAGTGCTTCCTCATCTTCTTCACCTTCAGCACCTAAATCTGGCTCACCAATATCCGGTGCTGGTTCTTCTTCGCCACCAAGATCCAATCCACCTGGTACACCACCGCCAGGGCCGCCCTCCGATTCGACTTGTTCCATTTCTTTCAATTCTTCGATCTCATCGGGGGTCAAGTCAGTGAAATGAGTAACGATCCACTCCTTCGGAAACCAGCCAAGATCCTTCAAATCGGCCATCACCCCAACCCGCGTTTGCCACGTCTCAATGCGATATAATTCCTCCATCGCCGAAGTAGCAGTCAAGGCAATATCGAATCCCTTCAGGTCTTCCACCGAATAACCACGAAGAGCGAGATGCACCAAAGCTACTTTCTTGAGACCAGTAGCCACTTCCCGTTGTACCCATTGCACAGCTTTGGCAAATTCGGCATGGGATTGTGATAATGATTTCTCGCTCGCTTCGCCCGCTCCTTCTCCAATGCCAACCCTAGCAAACGGAATCTTCGTCGGAGCAATCATTTTCTTCTTGAAATATTCGATATCTGCTATTTGGTCCAGGTTTTCCGCACCAGGTAGAGTATCAATGTCTGGCCCGGTACCGTCGGGTCGTCGTGGCAAGAAGAAGTCATCCTCTTGGATGAGAGGCGAATACCGCTCATCGAACGTTCCCGTCGTTGGATTATAAAATCGTTGCCGCTTGAAATTCCGAGCAATCATTTGCATATACTCGGGGACTTCTTTTGGCGGAATCAAACCCACAGGAATGGTGAACTTGCGCTTTTCGGGAGCACGAGTAATTCGATAAATGAGAGCAGCATCTTCCATCAATCGCAATTGCTTAAATGCTTTCCGTCCCCCATCAATAATAGATCTGCCATATGGGTGATAGATATTCTCGAAGTTTGTCAACCGCAAATGCATTACTTGCCAGGGATGCATAAATTGCGGTCTAGGATATATCGCGTCTTGGAAAAAGAATCCCACCAAATCACCAAATCTTGTTTCGATTCTGGTGAAGTTGTAGACGTTCATGAAGCGCAAGGACGAGATTCCATCGCGGTCGAT